AACCGGACGCGCCGATGGAGCCACCGGAGAGGCTGGACAAGTCCCCACAAAGGTCAGATTCGACTTTTGCCAGGGCTGCCAGTGCCAAATCGGTCTTGGCGTCCGCGATGATATTTTCCGGCAGTTCGCTTTCCGCCCGCAGGTCGGAGACAAAGTATTGCAAACCGATTTCGCCGGGGGTGAGGGTTTGATCTGCGGTTGGCTTGAACACAGTGGAGGTCAGATCGGTATCTTCATCAATCGCGACAGCAGTGTTGCTGCTGTAGTAGTAACCCACGCGCGGATTTCCACCGGACGAGGTCCTGAAAGACTTTGATGAGACGCTGCATCGTGCCGCCCTCACGGACGGCAAAATACGCATCCTCTTGAATGTTGTTAGCGATAGCAGTTAAATCGCTATAAAGGTTGAGTGATGGCATGTTTTTACTCCTTGCCAGTTAAAATGCGCCGGAGCCGTTGATCTCGTGGTTCCGCTGGCTGGGTTGCAGCCCCCGGATTGGTGACAATGCCCGGCGATGGTTTGTTTGCAACAGGTTTGGGTAGTGCTTCCAGCATGGATTTCGCATCCGCTTCCATTTCCTCCGGTGTCTCACCGTGAATCCGGTCAGCCAATGCTGGGGGCAAACCCACGCTGGCAGCGACTTCTCGCCGCATCTGTGCCAGTGTTTGGTTCTTGACTTGCGCTTCGAGTTCTGCCAGGCGTTTGTTGGCTTTATCCAGTTCGGACATTTCCGCTTCCTCGCGCTTGCGCTTTTCCGCTTCCAATTCGTCCGCAGTCTTGGCGCGCTTGGTAAGTTCCCGGTTCTCTTTGCGCAGTTTTTCGATAAGAGCCATCGCCCGGTCACGGTCAAATTCTTCAGGCGCGGCTTGTTCGGCTGCCGTCTCGGTAGCCTGTTCCACTGTCTCGGTGGATTGTGTTACTTTTACTTCTTCGGTCATCTCGACTCCTTAAACAAAAACGGCGGCGGCTTGAGAGGATTGATTTTCCTCGCAAGCCACCGCCTGAATGGCGTTTGCCGCCTTTCCTATACGGCATGCGTCTCGCCTTCCGTATAGTGTTATTTGACTGTTGTTATGATAGCACGTTTCTATTGTTTATACAAGTAGTGTGCTTGTCATTCTGGTATATTGCCACTAGTAGCGATAAACCAGACTAACAAATATTCCCCCATTAAACGCAAAAGGCAGCGGGCTTTTACACTCACTGCCTTTTGCTGTGCTCCCTTCGGCATCCCGCCTTATAGCACTTGGGAGGATTCTGAATCGCTATTTTTCACAGCATCCACGTCAATGACGTGATTCATACACCTCTAAACTCAATACATGAGTTATAACATAAATTATAACATTATTTACAAGTGAATACAATACACCAATATCAGGATGCCTCCTGGTTGGGCTTTTCCGTGCCGTCCTCATCGTAGAGGTGGATCAGCCCGGCGGGTGGAAGCCCCTGCCGCTTTGCTTCAGCCCGGACCAGGTCCCGGATTAAAGCGGACGCAGTCACCCATTCCCGCTTACATAGAACCCGGATGATTCCCCGCTCTTCCTGTGAAACCCGGAAGTACATGTAATCTTTTCGTGCCATAATTCTCCTCCTTACGCAAACATTAGTTTTACTTTTCTTGTTTGTTTATCCCGCACCGGCGTTCTATCGCCGCTACGATTGCCAGTAATGCCGCCCGGATCGCCATCCAGAACAGGCGTTCCTCCTCACTCATCCCGCACCAGGTCTTTCAGGGGCGTTTCAGTGCGCATGTGTCCAAATACGGTGTCATCCACCTGCCGCGATAATGCCCCAAACTCGAATTTACCGTCCTGCCAGGCGGCATGACGCCGCCCCCCCATCATCTCCCGTTGCCGTTGTTCGGACTGTTCCCGGAACCAGGTTTCCCCGCTTTTCTCCACCGGGTTGCCAAAGACGGTCAAAGGCAGTGCCACACATCGCCCGTTCCAGTGGTCGTCCAGCGGTTCATCAATGGGGTGTTCTGTGCCGTGCATGGATACGCAGGACAGGCAGGTGTCGCTGTCCAGTTCGGCGTACCATATCCAGCCTTTTACCACGTCTCCGTTAGCTGCATACGTTGCCCGGCTTGCCTCCCGGTGCGCCCACAGCATGGCGGTTCTTGCCGTTTTCATGCTGCTGGTGAGTTCCATGCCCCAGGTGCGGTTTAGCAGCCTGGATATTTCGTTGGGGCTGCGCCCCTGGGCGATACCCTGGACCAGTGCGCTGGCGATGTCCGGGGCGTGTTCGGAGATGCCGGCAATTCCCTTGTATAACGGGCTGTCGTCCGCCAGGAAGCCCAGCATGGTTTTAATTGCCCCACTTGGCAGGCGCATGAAGTCCGCACTTATCTTCGTTTCCCCGGATGCCAGGATGCTGATGTAATTCCCGGCGTTCCTGCGCCCGGTGTCAATGCCCAGGTCTGCAAGCTGCCGGGTGATGTCCCTAGTCAGGGCTTCCATGTCGCGCAGTTCCACGCCGATCTGCGATAGCATGGAACGGTATTGCCCCAGCCGGGTGACTTCCCCCATTGTCAGGTCACGCCCGGCGGTTTCCAGCAGCAGGGCGTTGAGTTTGCCTTCTATGCGCTTGTATGCGTCATGGTATGCCCGCGCCAGCCGTGCGAGTGCTGCGGCGTCCTGCCGTTCCAGGGCTGCCTGGTATTGGGCGGCGGCTGACAGCACGTCCGGGAGATATGGCATTTACTGTCCTCCCTGGTTGAACAGCCGCAGAACAGCCGCACCCACGTTGTCACCGGCGGCGGCTTCCTCCTGCATCCGTTCCTGTTCGCTTTCCCAATCGTAGCCCCGCCGTTCACTGGCGGTCTGCTTGCTGACCAGCCCGTTCCCCAGGTCGGTTGTGAGGACGTTGACTTCCTCCTGCACGTTGGTCGGGAGAATGTCGGACCATACCACGTCCCCAGGGTCGGGGTTCATGCCGTTCATGGTCAGCACCCGGCGGTTGATTTCCCGCAGGGCTTCACCGAACAGCAGCCGCTTGGTGTTGGTCTTGGCAATGAAGTCAGAATACAGCACCCGCAGCCCGAAGTTGGTGAGTGCGCCGATTTTGTCCTGGAGGCTGTCAATGTCCACCGTGCGGGTAATGTCAAACAATGCCTGGCGCACGAATACTAGGAATTGCATGGACCCGGCAAGGTCACCCAGTTGTTCCAATTGGCGAATGTCCCCGTCTTTGCTGACGGATACCATTTCATCGGGTCCGACACGCAGTTTGTCGGTTGCACCCAGTCCCACGCCATAGCGCATCGGGTGTCCATAATAGCGGATGATCTTATTGAGGTTGCTGGCAAGGTAGTTCATGCGATCCTGGACGGCGATCACGTCATCGGTCAGGTCTGGCTCGCCCGCAGCGTCATAGGGGTTCGGCAAGTTCTGCCAGTGGACAATCGGCGGAAAGTCGTAGCCCCACATATCGCGGGCGACTTCAATCCACCGCCCGCCGTAGCCGTGCATTTCTTCGGATACAATTTCCCAGCCGTTTTCGGTGATCTGGATGGTCTCACGGCGGGTCAGGGTCTTGTTGTCCAGCCCTTCCACCTGGTACTCGATGAGATACCGCCATACCATGTCTTTGTCTTCCGGCAGGGCGTCCATGACAATAAATCCAGGGTTGAGTACCACCAGGCGGGGGTAGGTGTTGCCGTCCTCGCCAACGATACCGTCCGGGATAATGCGGATGTACCCGGTGCCTCCATCGGCAGCCGCCATGAGTGCGGACAACAGCAGCCGTTCTTTCTGGTTGGCTTTCCAGACCGCCTCAATGTATGCATCCTCCGGTGTGTCCCCTTCACCGGGCAGGTCAAATTCAATCCCGTCACCAATCACCGCACTAATGCCGCGATCCACAATCAGCCCGGTGAAGTTCACGGTCATGTTATCATCCGGCTGCCCTGGCTTCACCCCCATCTGCCGCCGTTGCTTGCCATAGCGATAATTGACCGTAGTGCGAACGTCCGCCAGCTTGCCAGCAATCCGCTCCGATAGCTGGTAAGATAATTTCTCAATCCAAGTGTCAAATATACTCATCTTTCACCATCCTGCAAAAGGGTCATCAATCACAGTGATTGGCGGATTGCCCGCCACCATATCCCACGCCATAGCTAACGCCATAACGGTATCATCGTGCATCCCCGACGGGGCATTGTAAGTGATAGCCCCGGATGCGGTCTTTCTGCTTTCGTAGCTCAACAATTCCCCGGTCTGCACCGGGTCGTCCAGGATGGCAATTTGTTCGTGTTCGAAGGCTGCCATCAGCTGCTGAATAATTGCCCCCTTTGTGGCGTTGGTGGTCGTAAAAGTCTCAATGCGCAAGCCACGCGCAACCAGGTGGTCAATCACCGGCGCACCGATGCTGTTGCCCTCGATGCGCATCCGGTCAAGGCGGAAGCGGTCATAGACCGCCGCCAGCCTGTCCTCTAATACGGGGTAGTCTACCCTGTTAAATCGGTCAAGGTAGACCTGCTGCTTGCTCTCCACATCCAGGACGCATACGGCGGTGTAGTCCGTTGCCGATGCAGGGTCTACGGCTGCCACGTATTGACGCCCCTCGATTGCCCGGTCTATCGGTTGCAAGCGGGCAGCCTCCTGGACGCGCCGAAAGACGCCGCCCTGGTCGTCTACAAACTCGGCAAGGTATTCCTGCCTGAATATGATGTCCGGCAACTCTCGCCGCGCCGCCTCCACTTCCGCCGGGTCAATGTATGGGTTATCGGCAGTAGGGAACGTCCAGGATTGCCAGCCATCCTCGCCATTGACGCCGCGCTGGTAGATTTCCCAAAACCAGTTGCGCCCCTTCGGGGTGGAGATGAACAAAGACCTGCCCTGTCTGTCAGATAGTGCCGGGCGGATTGCCTCCGTCCAGGCTTCACGGCTCATAAATGCCGCCTCATCCATGACGACAAAGTTCAATCCCTCACCGCGCAGGCTGTCGGGATTGTCAGCAGATCGTACCGCCACAAACCCACCGCCGGAAAACTCTACCACTCTATCCGCCAGTTTGATGGTCGCTCCTGGTACTCGGCGGGATAGTTGGCGCAGGGGACGCCAGCCCACCTCTGACATTTTGTAGTTGGGCGATACCCACCACGCCCGCCCGCCTGTACTCGCTACGTCAAGGCATTCATTCACGCCCAGCCGGGTCTTTCCCCACCGCCTGCCAGCCGCCAGCACTTTGAACCGTGCCGGGCTGTTGTGTACCTCGACCTGCCCCGGGTGGGGGGCTGCTCTAATTTCCATTTTCCACATCATCCCATGTAACCCGGAAAGTGCTATCTGGCGGGTTGGCAAGTTCCTGCCGTTCCACATAGCCCCGATGTTTGGCTTGCGTTTTCAAGAAAAAGCACACCGCCCAGGCTTCACCCGCCAGGGCTTTTGAGTATAGGACGCTTTCAACGTTGTCAATCATGCTTTCCCGCGCCCGCTCCAGGGCTGCCTTGCAGGTGGGGTGGGCGTTGATGTATG